GTCGGTTCGGGTGTGGGTTCGGGTGTGGGTGTGGGTGTGGGTGTGGGTGTGGGTGTGGGTTCGGGTTCGGGTTCGGGTGTGGGCGTTGGTTCTGGTTGTTCTTCTACCGGTTCTTCAACTGTTACACCCTCAACATCTAACGTAAAAACACCGTAATAATTTTCGTAAACGTTAACGTTCAAACGATAGTCGCCAGCCTGCAAAGTAGTTTCTATATAAGAATCCCAACAAAAATTGTCTACCCCGTCATTAAAAGGTGCGCTGTCGTCATCCTCCGCTATTACATTGTTCTGGTCGTCAAAAATGTATATGTATGGGTCGCCGTAAATGCTTTCTGGGTCGTGCGTAGGGCATGTAAGGCTTGTATGTGTTGTAAAAGTAACTGTGGTTTCTTCAACTAAAGTAAAGGTTAAATCGACGCCGTTGCCGTCGGTTACGTCAATGTTGCAAACAAGTAACCCTTCGGCGTTTACGTTACATGTGGCGGTGTTGGCGTGTGCTGGTGCTACCCATGCCAATAAAAGCGTGGCTACCAGTCCGCATTTAGCTAACGCGTAAAACGGTTTAGATTTCTTCACCGGTCATAGTAGCCGATAAAGAAGTTGTTTTGTCTCGTACTAGGCTGCATGTGTCGTTGCCTGTAAAACGTGCTGCAAAGTAGCCTTTTAACATGCTTAACACGGCTGCGCCGCCTGCGCCTAAAACTAGTTTCCATTCACTAACACCCATGTCAATAATCTGGTCTACGCCTATCATGCCTGCTGTAGCTTGTACAAACGTGCTTACTACTCTTTCTAGTAAATCTTTAATATCAAGTTGCATATAATTTACCCCATGTGTTTTTACCGCATAGCCCGTCTACTGTTAAACCGGTTCTTAATTGATATTTCTTTAATGCGGCTATAGTAAGCGGTCCTGCGATCCCGTCCACAGTCAGTTTAAAACCTTTTTTATTTAATTGCTGCTGCATCATTTTAACATGAGCGCCTCGACTGCGTAACTTAACTAAACGGGTTGTTTTTGCTGGTTTCTTCGCTACTGGTTTTGCTTTCGGCTGTACTTTAGTAACTCCGCTACGATAATTTTTCACCCATTCCATCATATATTTTTCTGGGCAACTGGTGCTGGCTAGTTCTTGATGTCCTTTTACCCATAGTTTGTTGCTGTAACGTTTCTGTATGTCGTTTACTAACCATTCAAAAGAAGCAATCGTTTTAGCTGGTATTGGCTTTGTGCCGTCGCCGGTGTAGCAAATGCTTTCTGTTCGGCTGTTGTACGGTCTTGTAGCGGCTGAAATAACGCCAGCGCCTCGACCTTCATAAATAACGCCCTGCTCGTCTACTAGAAAGTTGTAAGCTATGGCGTTCCATCCGTTGGCGTCCATGTGGTGGCGTTCAAACGCTTTAACTGCTGTAACGCCTTTAGGCCCGTTTTTAACTCCTGAGTGATGCACGGCGATACCTGTTACACGTTTTTTATTTAACGGCGTTAAACGGCTTTTTGGTCCTCTGCTGCCCCATTCACGGCGTGTTAGTATTCTGTGCGGTACTGTTGAATCTTTACTCATGATGGCTCATCTGGGAAGTTTACGGTTTCGGATGGCGTCCACCCAGTGGGGAAGTCTCTTAAAGCTTGTCGATAGGTTGCCCATTCTTGTTTTTTGCTGTCGGTTAGTGGACTGTCGGCGCTTTGTGTCCAGTCTGATTGTGACAACAACCGGTTTCTGTGTTTGCGTAATCGTTCAAGTAACCACTCGTTAGGGATAGTTTCGGGATCTTCTCCGCTGCCGCTTCTAAGGTTTAATGTCATGATGCTAAATACACCATAACGAAACGAATACTATCGCCAGATGCAAACGTAAAAGGCTTTCCTTGTACTATTGTAGCGAAATCGTTTTCGGCGTTTGTAGTAAAACCTATTTTGCCGTTGCTATTGTATCTTGGGCATATAGCGTGAACGTTGTCAGCGCTAGTGTCAACCGCACAACCCGTGCCAGAGATACCGCTTAAAGTTAAAGAACCTGTTACGGGTGCTGAAGTAAATTCTAAAGTACCGCTTGGTGTTGCGTCTAAAGTAAGAACACAACTAAGGATAATAACGTCGTTTACCTGTGCATATTGATTAGCAGAAATAGACCCAGACCAATTACTTGTAGGCGTCCAAGTAACATCAGCACGTTTCCCAACACTATTAAGCTGTGCAGCGGTTAAAGTGTTGCCTGAAGTAAAATCAAAAGGATTTGCCATACGTCTAGCCTACTCTATTCGTATCTAATACACCGATATTAGCATCATCTAACTTTAAACTTTGATTATCATTAGCGGTAGCCAGTCTTAAAGTAATCGTAGTACTTAACGGTGTAACGTGTATTTGCCGCCCAGTAATCACACTCTGATATGTTTTCGCTGCATCTGCGCCAGTAGCGGTAAACGTGACGCTAGCCACCGACCACAAACAAGTACTAACGCTCATAAAATCAGCGTAATTTTGTCTACTACTAGAATCCATTAAAGAATCAATAGCTTCCATCTGCAACGTGGCTGTTTGCGCTGTGAATTTAACTTCGCTAAAACGTTTAATCCAAAAATTGCCAATAACGGTTTTTTCCGTATCTGTAGCGCCACCAAAAACAACGGGAATAGTTTTACTATAAGTAACGCTTCTTATTCCTACAGTGTCTTGGCTGGTTGTGTCATTTACAAAAGTTGGGCCTGATCCGCTAGCCGGTATGTTTGCTTGTATTTGCGCTTGGTTTACGGTGTCGACTGTGTTGTATTGGGTGTTTACGTTGCGTACTGGGAACTTGTCAGCGGTTTTATCTCCGGTTAGTTCGTATAAGCGGTAGTGGTTGGTGCTTGAAACTGTTTCTTTCGTTAGTAAACGATTAACATAAGCGGCGTTTAGCGTCCATTTAGCGGCGCTACCGTCGTACGTTGCTGTTGTCGGGTAACAAACTGCTGGGCCGCTGGGTAGTATTTGGTTGCTTATATAATCCCGTGCCGTACCATCATCAAAAGTATCTATTATCCCTGAATAACCTATTGGGTAAGTAGCGGTTTCTGCTGGGTCTACGTTATTTTGCTTATTTATGGCCGTAACTGTTGCGTTCGTAGCGCCAAATTTAGGAAAAGGCACGGCGTCCACTCCGCTAGGTGTGCCGTTAACGATTGACTGTATAACAGCGTCTAAAGTTCCGTATGAAGCGCTTGATTCGTCAATGGCGCTTACTGCGTCCCTACCAGCGTAAGTAAAACAGTCAGCTAAAGTAAGCGAAACCGTAGCGTTGCTGCCGTCGTCTACAAAATTGATGTCTTGTACGACCATGTAAGCAACGTCGGCCGTTGTTGTTGTTGATCCGTCGTTAATGTCGCAAGTAATTCGTACAACTTTGTTAAACCATGCAAACGCCTGATAAGTGCCGCCACCCGACGGTGTAAAAACGTTAGTTGTGTTATCTAAACTTATGTAACCGCTGAATGTAGCCATGCGCCCGATGTCTGCGTTTTGGTGAATGCTGAAACCTAAAACCGAGCTTGTTAAATCCGTTGTGCTGCTAGCGTCTAAAAATTCTATTTGCCAAGTGCTTGTAACAGTCATCGTCTAACTAGGTTGTTTGTTGCTAAAGGTATCGAACCGTTGCGCCGCACATAATTTTCTAAAGCTGCGACAACATCCTCGCCGCTGCTCCCTGCTGGCATATTTATGTTTATTGTTGTTTGGCCCATTGCGCCCATTTTGCTTAAAGGTATAACTGCTTCTGGGCCTGCCTCACCAATTAATGCGAGAGTAGGGGATTCGACTATACCCCCTTCTGCAAGTTTTGGTATGACTTCGCCGGTCGCTGGGAAATTTATTGTTGGTCCTAGTAATTTGTCTAATGCATCAACGCCGAATTCTATCCCTGCGTTGATCGGGTCCGCTACTAAGTTATTCCAAACCGCTTTGATTGAAGCCATGAAAGCATCGGCGAGGCTATTACCTAAATCAGCAAAGAAACCGCCTACGCTTTGTAGTCCATCAATAAACGAATCTATTATTTTTTTCCCTAGAGTTTTTGCGCCGCTTCCTGCATCGTTGGCAAAGTTAATAAGCGCGTTGCTTATTTTGCTAGGTAATTGTTTGGCTTTGTCTACAACTGGGTCAATTACTTTGTCTTTAAATGCGCCTGCTACTTCTTTTCCAATACTGCCTAAACCTTCCAAAATATCTAAAGTAAAATTAAGCAAAGCCGGCACCAATTTTTCTCCAAGTTTGCCGGCGGCCTCAACCACTTTTGGTATTACTTCAGTAGCGATAAACACGGTTATGGCTTTTATAATGTCCGGCATTTTAACCAAAAGTTTTTTAATCATAGGGCCAACCCAATCCAAGAAAGCGGCGGCAAGTACGCCAATTTTTTCTCCTATCATTGGCAATTTTTTCAATATAAAAGAACCAATAGCTTTCGCCCATCCCAACAATTTTTTCAACATCGGCTTAATTTGTGGCTTTATCCAATCAATAAATTTATTACCTAATTTTGCTAAAAGTTTGACTTGTTGTTTAGTAATTTTTATTACAGCTTTAGCAAGTATCGGACCCATTACTTTTATCGCTTTACCTACTTTAGGCGCTAACTCAAAAACTGTTGAAACTATTTTTTCTCTTATATTTAGCAAACCATTAACAAGTGTTTTAAATAAACCGCTTAAACCTTGCTCGTTATAAACTTGTTGCAATTTTTCGCCAACTGTTAAAAGTTTACCTATTACCCGACTAGCTTTTTCTGCTATTGGTAAAAGCACTTTACCTAACGCTATTCCTAAGTTCTTAAACCGTGCAGTTAAGATTTTTTGCTGATTTGCTAACCCACCCGATGTACGGGCGAAATCGCCGAGCGTGCCAGTTTTACCCAACTGTTCATAAATTAATTCAGAACGTGCAAGGATTTTATTACCTTCGCTTATTTCCCCGTTAGCGTCAGCTAAACCCATTTCTAACGCTTTCGTTTCGACAGCAGCAGCATTAATTAAAACGCCTATAGATTGCAAAGGTTCATTACTGCCTCGTAAACCAGCTTGTAGTTTCTCTAACGCTTCTTCAGGTCGTAAATTATTAAAAGAAGCAACGTCAGCGGCTAACGTAACTAAATCTTGGCTAAAACTGTTTAGTTCTCTGCCGCCTAAACCGGCTGCTTTACCAAAAATCCCGAAACCGCTAGCGGCTTCTAAAAATTCTGCTTGTGATAGCCCTACGGCGGTAGCGGCATCTTTTGCGCCTGCTTCTACGAATTTAGCCATGTCGCCGAAAATTTGTTGCGATTTGCTTAAAGATTCTTCAAAATCAACGGCTAAACCTACGCTTTTAGCGCCTATAGCAGCAAACGCCGCTCCAGTAGCGACGCCTATTTGACCTACTTTTTTTCCGAAATCAGCTAATTGACCACTTGCACGCCCTAAAGCTTTTTTAAATTTTTTAGTGTCTCCAGCAACTAGGACATTTATTACGCTGCTGCTTCGTGCTTTTGCCATTTTAACTAGTCGATTCTACTTGCTTTGCATATCTTAAACCTTTTTTAATTACGTTATCTATGCCTTCTTTATACAAATCAAAAACGGCGTCTGCTTCTTCTTCTAAAGCTTCATAGAGAAATGGTCTAGGTTCTTGACCCTTTCTAAAAAAAGCAGATGGTGTACCGAAATGTGTTACACCTGCATAGTTACCTATTCTTTTAAAGCCTGCGCGTACTCTAGACGCTGTTTTTGTGCCTGACGGTCTAATAGAATCAGATAAAGCGCCGGTTTCTACTGGTACTAGTTGCCTTGCTCGGTTAGCTACTATTTGGGCCATGTCTAAATGTATGGCTTTAAGATCTTCTATACCGTGTTCTATTTCAAGTAAAGCACGCCTAAGTTGCCTGCCACCTTCAATAGTTACTGCTGGTTTTCTTGATGGACCTTTTGCCATGTTACCTTTTTCGTTTGCTGGCTCTTTCCTGCTCTTTAGCCATGTCATTATGTGCCATCGTTAACGCTTTAATGTAATACGGTTCTAACTGTAACAAATCCTTTAAAGGCTGTTTGGTTATTAGCGCTAACCTAGCGATTTGATATGCGGTGGTTCGTTTTCTAAAAAATCGGGTTCCGCCTCCAATAATGTAATATCTTCTATTTCGTTACTAATCCATTCATCAAAAATTTTAACTACTCTTCCGCTTTCACGGGTAGCGGTCCAAGCCAGCCAGCAAATATGTTCTATCGACGGGTTGTCGCTGAACGCTCCGGCTAGCGTGGTTTTAAATTCTCTTTCAAATGATATTGCTGTCTTTAGGCTTATTGACACTGTGTACGCGTCGCTAGAATTAGCTGGCGTAATTTGTAGCCTTATGTCAGATCCGAGCATTTTATCAGCTCGTAGCTTTCGTAATAGCGCCAGCAATTTGCCAAGAAACCGAATGGGTAGCTAGTGCATCTGTGGAACCGTTTATAGAATCCCAGCTCGAAACTACTACGTCAAATGTGTAACTTGGGTTTGTTGCACTGACTGACCCTGATACTGGTTTAACTACAACTGCCGTTGTTGTACCCACTAACGGATAAATAGTTGCTTCTGTTTTAGACGCCGCAAAATCAGCGTTAAAATCTATGTCTATAGTTCCGTCTGTTAGTCCTGCAATATATGTTCTTGCCGTGTCACCCATAGCCGTTGTTTCTAGAGTGTCTGCACTCTGTGACAAGGTTACGCTCGTAACGTAGGTGCTTAAATCTACGCTGTTAATAGTGACGCTGGCATTGTTTAGCATAAATTCAGCCATGTTTTATTTCTCTTTCTTTGTAGGGTTATTTTCTTTTAAATGACCGCCTTGTATTAGGGCGGCGATGTTTGCGCCTTCTAACTGCTTATCTGTTATTGTGTCGCCTTTTTCGTGGTTAGCCATGTTGTCGCTAATCACTTCGTACTTACTCATATTTTTTTCTCCAATTTCTAGACATTACGCGATTACGCTTAAATCGAACTGTACCCCTAAGAATACAGCATCAGCGAAATTTATGGGTCCATAGTTGCGTGCATTTTCTACGGTAACGTTTTTCGCTTCCCCGTCTAACGTCTGATCCGCTTCCAACGCTGTAGGAACAGTAACAAGGTAATCGTTTAATAATTCCTGATTTGCTGTACTCTCGAAACGTTGCGCCGCTACAACAATATCAAAACGGCACGTTGCCAAGCCTGCGGCTACTGTCCCCATCGCTTCATGAAACGTTATAGCATTGTTAGACGGTACTACTATCGCACATGGTGGAGTTAAAAAATCTGGTACATAATCGTAAACACTTACAAACGCTTGTGGGCTACTAACGGCTTCTAAACGTACTTTAATTTCAGCTCGTATATTGTCGTAATCCATTAAGCCGCCGCCGGTAGTTTCAAACCCCGTAATAATGCGATAACTTCAGGATCGGTTCTTGATATTCTTACAAATCCTACGTCTACGCTGCCAGCTTGAAACCCTAACGGGCTGCTACGACGCTGGTATAAGCGTGCAGCAATAACTAAAGCGCATTGTTTAATCTGGTCAGGTATAGCCATGCCGTAACCCCAGAACGCTGTTACTTGCACCGTAGGGCGTCCGTAACGATCTCTTGGGTACGCTGACCCATCTACACGTTTAACGACCCTGTACGGCGCTGTGTTGCCTTCTAAAACAAAATCAGTTGTTATTGTAAGCGTCGTGTCATACGTTCCATCTAGGCTTGTGTCAGTTTTTACTATTAAACCAGTTTTTTGCGCTATGTCATCTATGTACAGTGTGAAATCGTCATACGGCACAAATGTTTTAACGGTAGCGCCGCTAGGTACTTCAAACGTGCGCCCAGTAATTTGGTCTATTTCGCTTTGTGCGGCTAGTACGGCGTTATCAATGGGCGTGTTTTCGCTGCTTGTCCCGTCGGGTATGCCTAAGTACTGTTTGACTAAATCACGCGTTGTGTATGCCATTTATTATTTCTTTTTGGCTGGCGCTTTTTTCGCTGCTGGTTTTTTTTCTTTTTTAGGTTGCGGTTTACTTACACGGCTAGGTGCTTGTTTTTCCCATAATGATTTTGACATGTTTGCCTTTCTGAGAGGTGAGAGACGACACCGGCTACCAGTGCCGCCCCTCAAGACTCAATTTTTACCTAGAAGGTAGGTGTAACTAATCCGGTTCCGCTGATTTTGCTAATGGAAGCTGGGTAGCGTCCACCAATAAAGCAAGCGTACTGGTAAGCAACAAGCGTAACCGTTAGGTTCAAGCCTGCTGTTTGGTCCATGCGAACCATTGCTGGTTGTGTCGCATCTTCAAATAGGAGACAATCTGAGCGGCGAACAATAAAGATTACATCTTCGTTGCTACCTGAGCCTGCACCGGTTGATATTTTGCCGGATGTTACTACTGGCAAACCTGCAATGCTTGCGCCTGTGACACCGTAACCTGCAACTGGTCCGGTTCCCATAGCGTTTTGTGGCACGTTCTGAGTAGGTACAACTAGCGGCCTTCCGTTACCGTCAACAGCAGCCTGCAAGAATGCGAGCCTTCTAGGGTGCATGACTATTAAATCAGCGCCTGCAAATCGGTTACTATTGATTTGTTGAATGCCGTCTACGATTTTGCTGTAAAGTTCAGCGCCTGTAGGTGATCCGTCAGTATAGGTGATGCTATTAATGCCGCTAATGTTTGATAGTCCTAGCATGTTGCCAGATGACCCAGAACCGTTAAGTACTTGATCTTCTAACACTGTTGCTAGTGCGCCCATCATGTCAGCGGCTATAAGTGCATCAATGCCGGTTCCTCTATCTACTGCTTGCCTTGAAATTTGCTGACCAGAAGCGATTGTACGAACATCTACGGTAAGTAGAGTGTCGTCAATATCGGTTTCTGAAACAGCGTTATTTTCGGCGGCTTGCGCTGCGGCGCTTGATCCGGTGGTTACACGACTAATATTTATTGTCATGCCGTCATCGGGTAGCGGAAGGCTTGTGCACTGGTCGGCAAATGGTCGACCTGCTCGTGAAAGCTCGGCGGCTAATTCCGTCAAGTACTGTGGAACGACCAAACCGGAGAACGAGGACGTACTCGAATCTCGATGTTCAATGTCCATTTCTTGCCTGTGTCGGCGTATCCTGTCGGAAGCGTCGATATCGTTATTATATTGCATGTTATAAAGGTCTTGAAAGAAAGAAACGCTACGGTTTTCTTGTGAATAAGTAGATGGTTCGTTAGTAACGACCACGTTACCCACTGCTCGTACTTCGGTGTCATCTGTTGATGCTACTTCAGCTCGAAGCTTAGCGGCTTCTAAATTAGCTACCTGAACCGCTCTAAGTTCTGCGATTCGTGTATCTAGTTCTTCTGCCCGTGTTGCTAGGTCTTTAAGGTTGGTATCTTCTGTTTCGGTGAGGTCTCGTTCTTCATCTGCTGCACGCGTAACAAGTCCTGTTTGCGTTTCGCTTATGGTTGCCCGTTCCTCTACCAGTTGGTCTAGTAGTTTCATGGTTTATTTTCTCCAAATAAAATTGTTTATTGTTTATTGGGTGTTGTTTAGGTGGTTTGATCTAACCGGCGTAACCAACGGCGCAAATATGTTATCCGTAGTGTAATGTACGGCTAGGACTTTTTCAAGGATTAACTAAAAGGTGACGCCATCGGGCTAGGCGTGGCACTATTTCTTCGTCGTCTGGGTCGTACGCCCTAGTACTTAAAACTCGTGCTTCGGAATATGCTGGCTGCGTTACTAAACCTACATGATCTAGTTTCGCTTCTAAGCGTGTTATGTGCTGCCTGCCGTCTACTTGCGTTGTTTTGTTCCTAACGGGTATAAACCCCACTGATAAGCCTGTAACCATGCCTTCACTAGCTAACGTTCTGGCTTCTTCACCTCGTGCCGTGCCAGCCAGTTTAAAATCAGCTATTAAGCCGTCAGCGGTTTTATTCCATTTGACGGCCATGCCTATTGGGTGGCGTTGCGTGTCGTGCTGTTCTAGTAACGGGATCCGGTTACCTCGTTCTTTAATGCTTTTGTCAAAAACGCTGCTTGATAGGGTTTCAATAAAGCGCCCAGCGTCGAAACGGCTTTGGAACGGTGCTACTAGTCCTACGATGTGGTGGCCGTCGTTGTCTGTGCGTGTTTCAAGGTCGCTAAATTCAATGGTTCGGGTTTCTAGTTCGCTCATTCTGTCACCTCAACTGCTAAATCTTCTATACGTCGTACCTCGTCAAGTGTTAACCAACCAGCATCTACCCCTATTTTGTGGGCTTCAAAACGTTCTTTCCGGTCTGCTCGCTGGTAGTCGTCGGTGTCGAATAAAGCCACCTGACCGCGTGGTAGTAGCGTGCTAAGTGATTGCTCTATTCGTGACATGTAACCCCGTAGCGTAAACTGTACGAAGGAGCGTAAATCCTGCTGTACGTTAGAGTAGGTTTTGCTGTTGCCGTCTGTGCTAACTCCTATCATATGCGGTGGTACTCCATAAATCGTAGCTATCTGCTCGGCGCTGTACCGTCGTGATTCTAGTAGTTGTAAATCATCTGGTGAAAAACTTAACGCTTGATAGGTTAAACCGCCGCTTAAAACCGCTGGTGATTTTTGCCTGCCGCCGTGCGCTTTAGTAAAAGCGTTTTTTAGTTCTTTTGCTTCTTCTTGGCTTAACTCAGCTGGGCTGTTAATAACGCCGCTAGGTATGCTACCTGAAACGTGCATTTCTGAAGCTGATTCGTCACCGGCTAACGCTAAAGCTAAAGTACGGCGTTGTAACTGTAACGGTCCTGCTCCCATGATACTACCAGCGGTAAGGATGCCGCCTCGAACGTGTAGTATCTGCGACGGGTCATAAGTGTTGTCGTTTACCCTATATATTATTTGACCGTCTTGGAGCATTTGGACCGATACAGCGTCAGGGGATAACAAGATAGCTGTTTGATAAAAACTAAAACGATCAGGGTTGCCTAATAGGAAGTAAGCGTTTCCACGCATAACAAGTGACGATACGGCTGCCCCTATTGTTTCCATGCGTGTAAAATTGGGGTCTGGCTGTCGTAGAATTGCCGGTGTTGGGTCTAGTCGCTGATCATCCCTGTAAGCGCCTAACGGTAGGCTGCCTATGCTATCGCTTATAAGCTGCACGCAACGATACGCTACGGGAATTGATAGCGAAGTTCCTTCCGTTACGTTTAAGCCACCGGTTAAGCTTTGTGCTGGTATGTACCTATCAGGCAGCGTAATGTTAGTGCTTCGGGTTTGCCGTCCTCGTAAACTGTTTAAAATCATTTGTTATTTTCCAAAGCTGCCCCAAGTAGTAGCAAAGCCACGCTGCACGCTATTAAGCACGCTGCAAGGTTGGCGAATAAATAAACGGCGTAACAGATTCCTGCTATACCTATAAGTTCTAACGTTAGTGCTAGATGTTTTGTTTTTATCATACTATAAAAATGTCCTATGGCTAGTGTATTGCTACTTTAGGGGTAGGGTTCGCCAAATTATTAATTAACGCATATCTGGCTATTGTCACAGCTACCAATCCGGTTATATCTACGTCACCGGTGGTTTTACGACTCCATGCCCATTGTTCGCCTAGTTTTCGACGTGTCGCACCTTCAATAGCAGTTTGTAATCTGGCGTCTCCTAAATGCGAAATGGTTTTCTCTTGGACCGCATCGTAGAACGATCCGCACGCCTGCCCGTACTGTCTCATCGTTATAGGTATAACGTGGACGCCTTCGGTTTCTAATTCCCCTATTAGGCTGCTGGCTGGTGCGCCGCCGTCTATGACAAACGGCATTCCCCATTTAGCGTGTAATTGTAGTATCCGGTCTTTAAGCCATCCTATGCGGTTTTCACTTTCTACTATTTCTAGGCATTGAAAAGCGCCATTTAAACCCGCACTTCCTATGCTGGCGTGGCTTCTGTCTGGGCTTACGTCCACACCAAAAACAAAATAAGATCCCATTTGTACGTTATCTCTTTGTAATGCCGCCCATTGCGCTGGTTCGATAACGGTTTGGGATTTGAGACTGTGCCAAATATTTAACCATTCAGACATAAATATACTGGGTTCTGTTGTTTGGACTGCTTCGCGTACTGCTTCTATCGTTACGCCGTGTTCTTCGCCTAGTGTGGGTATTGCTTCGTACCATACGTTTTCGTCGTGTATGTCGCATTCTTCGGCTGCTGCCCATTCAAGCCAACACAAACTAGGGTTACCGGCATGCCCAAGTTTTCTATAGTGTTGCAACATGGTGCTGTATGGGCCGCCAGCGTTTGACGTTACCCATAACTGGGCGCTTTTGCGTGTCGCCATAGTTGGTTGTAACGCTGCTACTATACGCAAATCATGCGCTAACGCTTCGTCAACTATTGCCAAATCAACGGTTAAACCCCTAGCGCCTTGAGCGTTTGGCGTTACTATCCGGTAACTGCTGCCGTTATTCATGTAAAGCGCTTCTTGCCCGTTAGCTCTAACATATTTTTTTATTCGTTTCTTAAACGGCGTGTTCATAAGTAGTTCAACGTGTTCGTCGAATTTGTGGCGTGCTGCGTTTCTGTCTTGAGCTGTGAAGATTGTTACTGTGTTGGGTTTGAGTAGTTCTAACGCTGCCCTCATTGCTGCTAAAGCTGTTTTACCGTTTTGCCTGCCTACGGTTACGCCTACGGTACGGTAATGGTAGTCGCCTGCTGTGTTTAGTTCTAGCGATACGTCGGCGACTTGTTGCTGCCATTGAAACAAATCAAACCCCAACTGTTCCGCTACTCTCGCTAATTGTGGTCCGTGTGTTAAACGGTCTGGGTTGCGTTCAGTCGCCCAACGTGCCGGTTTCATCATATACCCCATATTTTTTTAGATTATTTTGGTAACTAGGATGATTCAAATATGAGTAACACCATTCACATAAAGCCCACCTAGTCGCTACATTGTCGCAACACTCGCACAAATAAGACATTAACGAGTTAACTCCCTGCTCAAATCTTCCCAAACATCATGATCGCTTTCAATGCCTAAACGGTCCAAGCATTTAAACAACTGCACACTAATACCCGTAATAAGTTTCGGGTCGTATTCACCGTTTTCTACATTGTCCCACGCATCTGCTATACCCCGCAATGTTGTGCATAAGCTAGCGTTAGCCTGCGGTACAGTCGCCAAGACTATTTCAGCGGCTTCTCTATGCCTGCCATGTGATTGTTCTACCATTCTCTAGATCTCCTATGTTTTCTACGTCGATCATTTGTAATTTTAGCACCCATAGCGCTGTTGCAAGATTTACAACACGGCACGAGAACACCGTCCCACAAATCGGGGCTAGGTGCTGAACTAAGCGGCGGCACATGGTCTGCGGTATCAGCCACCGTTACACGGCAATAAACGCATAAAGGATTGCCAGTTAGGAGTACCTTACGGGCTTCACGATATTTATAAGAATAACCAGAAGAAACCACTAAAAACCGCCTTTCACCTGCAATAACGCAAAATAACGACTTAAAACTATTTTCTTGGGGAGATTTTCCCCAT